TGATAGTTTAGGATCACCCCATTCAATCTTCTTTGCAACAATCTTTCCTGTTTTTTCATCGGCTCTTCCACTATTACGATAAACAATAAACTTTCTATTACCTCCTCTTTCTGGTGAATCCAATTTAACATCCTTTGTTCTACCGGATTTGCGATCTTTATAAATTGCAGCCTTTCCTACTTCAAGGTTTTTAGCCATCCATCCACTCTTACCTTTTAATATAAGATTTCCTTTATCCCAGTATTCTTTAGCTTCTTCAAATAATTTTGCATGAGCATCAGACCCTAAACGAAAAACAGTATCATCTAAACCTATACCATTATTTACATGATATTTAAGTTCTTCCGATACTTTATCAAAATCTTTAAAGCCTTTTATAAATTTCATTACTTGGATAAAATTTTAACAAGAGTCATTAGTACTGCTCCATTTTATCTAATTTAGCCATTAGTTTTTTGAATTCAGCTTTTTTCTTTTTGTATTCTTTTTCTTTACCAGATATTTCTTTACCAGCTCTATCAGTAGGTATTCCTTGAGCAGTACAATCAGCTGTACTAAGAGCAGATGCTTTCCAGTTACTATGTCTCGCTTGTCCCTGTCCAACCATTATTGTATAATTCTGATGAGCACCAGACTGAGTTGCCCACCCTAAGAAATGGTTATCGAAAGATGGACAATTACCACCATTACAAATACCAATCCCATCTCCATTTAATCCCATTGGTACAGCTTCATGATACTCCCAATAAGCATTTGCAGCAACATTACACAATCCTCCAGTACCACCCTCATCACCATCACCTGATGGATCAACAGTAACATTAATATCAGCTGCTGCAGAATAATATGGTGTAGATCTATTAGGAAACTCCTCTGCTTCTTTTATTGCTACTCTAGTACCACCAGAAAAATGCCCATGTGATCCCATAGCAGACGCAGGAACAGTTGCACTCTCACTGGTAGTTGGAAGTGTCCAACCTACTGCACCAAGCAAATTAAATGTCTGTGGTGGTATTGTAAAAGCACCATTAAATCCTATAGTAGCACTATTACCAGTATTAGAGAACATCTCAACACCAACACCTGCTTTCTTTATAGTTGTTGCATTCTCTCCAGTACCAATAACCTTATTAATATTTCTATATGATCCTACGTTAGATGATGAAGCAGCTTCTATATGTTTTGATCCTAAATCAGGAACCTGAAATTGAGTAGCAGCAAGAGCTTGATCAGGTTTCTTATATAACGATACCTCACCAGTTTTAAGTATCCTTGCAAGCTCTGGATAATCTCTCTCATCATAAACAGATCCATCACACCTCAAGTAACCTGCAGGTAACTTGTCTATGATCTGTGCGAAGTTAGGATCATTATCAGGGATACTAACACCCCAGTTAATAATAGTACCAGGTGCATTACCTAAATTAGACCTCTCTCTTTGTAGAAACTTCATTAATATGCCCTAATAAGATACATCATACTAATTGCTGGAGTCTTTACATCCACATTAATATTTAGTGCAGATGGTAGATTCTGTGGTGCAACTGATGTAGGTTGACCAGATAATGTACTATCAATTTCTATATTATCAACAGCGACAATTGTAGGTGGTTTAACAAAACCAGCATTCATTGTAAGTTGGAATGAATAGTGAGTATGAGACTGTTGAGTACCATGATACTCATTATTATGATTCAAAGTAACTGGAAATGTTTTAGATGTAGTCTCATCAGCAGGGTTGAATAAATTAAGAGCAATATCATCTCCTTGACCCTGATAACCATACCAGTTCTTTTCACTCCTGTTAGATAGTCTAAGATTACCAACATATGTTGAGTTAGTATTACTATAAGTAGCACCTATAGGTCTAGGCATAGGTCCTTGCCACACTGGTTGTGGGTTATATGTACCAACACCACCAGTAGTATTAGGATTGAGTTTAGGTCTACTCACATCAACTACAGTTTGATTTGCAACATATCTTGTTACTAAAGCAACTCCTGCATTACCAGCAACAGTATCAGGGTTACCAACTCCACCTGGTGAAACAACTTTCAGTTGCTTTCCATTACCTTCTACATTGGTCACAACGCTTGGACACTGAAAGCTTTCCATATATCCACCATCAGCTTGAACATATCTGTAACCACTACCTGTATTACCAATAACAGTAGGATTACCATGTGTATGAGGTGGCATATGATCCTTACTTAACTTTCTAGGTAAGGTATGAAATGTCTTAAAATAATTTGGTGGATTTACAGAGAAATTTCTAATCTGTCCAGTTAAACTACTAGAATCTGTAATGGTAAAATTTATATCAGCATTAGCATTATATGACGTACCTGGACTAACACCAGATCCATCACCCTCAATTAATTTATTAGTACCAGCTCCTGTTGGTGTTAATACATCTGGTACTGATGGTAGAGTCCAATCCACCTTTAGTGTTAAGGGATCTCCTCCTGAAGGAAGTGAAGTAGCAGGTATCTCTATCTTATCACCAGCAGTATACCCACTACCAGCATCAACTATCTTAGTTACTCCAGCTCTACCTTGAGCATCTACATCAATAGTTACTTGGCAACCAGTTCCACCACTAGGAGAAGTTAGAGTAAAATTATATGTTGAGGCTGTTCTTCCCTCATCTACTTCACCATTAGTAATGGTCATACCACCAACAGCACCACTCTGAAATGTCTGCCCAGCTTGCAATGCAGCAACACTAACATATGATTCTTCGTAGTCTGCTAATAACCTAGTATTTAACTGAGGTAAACCAAACGTATCTCCAGTTATATACCCTGGATATGTCCTACCATTAAGACCATTAACAGGTCCGTATGTATTACCCAGAATAGATGCTAGTACTGGATAGTTCACAGCTTCTAGTACTTGACCATTGCAAGCTAACCATCCTTTTGGGAGTGTACCTTGATCTCCCGACCAAGGAAGGATCGTGCCTATGGCCGCCCCCCTCATCCTCTTTTCTGCTTCGTACTGTTTCATCGATTATAACTCCACGAGCCACCATCCTCTATAATTGGATGGTATAGTTCCTGTTTCTGTTCCATCTTTTGCTCCAGCGAATACGAACCCAAATCCAGCATGTCTGGTCTGAATAATCATTTCACCACCATTATATGCAGTAGCAAGACCACCAGCAAGTGTTCCAGTAGCATCACCTTGCATTTGTACACCAGCTGGTGCACGAACAATTAATGATGTAGAGTATGATAAGTTACCTCCTAAGTCAATCATTCTAATGATATCACCAGTCTCTGCATCTGCTGGTAATGTGAATATTGCTGTAGCAGCAATAGCAACAAAGTAATTCTTACCAGTTTCAAGTGTTGCGTCAGCAGACTTGAACTCCCAGTTAAGTCCACCATTCTTACCCCAGAATCTATTAACACCAAATGAATCAATAGCAGCATCCTGACGTACTCTGAATACTCTATCATCATCATTACCAAGACCATTAATTTCTAATGCCTTAGTATTATCAGCTGATGCACGTACTTGAGCAAGGCTGTTAATAGTGATTTGACCACCATTAACTGTTAGATCACCAGTACCAATTGCAGATCCAGCAACACCAATACGTGTATCACCAGTCTGTGCATCTACATGTAACTTAGCGTCAGTTGTAGATGGGAACTCTACTCCAGTTGTACCACTGAATACAGAGAAGTCATCATCTATTTGTAAGTGACCAGAGATCTCAAGATTACCAGTAGATGCCTGTAGATACAGAGCCATCTTCGCATCGTCAGCAGAACCTGCTGCACCATCATTCTGTACTCTTAGGTTACCAGCTAACCACTCATTGCCTCCCTTATCTATAATTGCTTTAGGAGCAGCCTCAGTACCAATACCAACGACTGTGAACTTACCATCACTATCGATAGTTAGTCTAGTGTTAGGAGTTGGTTGACCATTAATAATCCTAAACTGATTATCAGTGGAATTAGTTGATGCATTACCTGTTAGATTAATATTAAAGTCTTGAGCACCGAGTATAGTAGAATCTACACCACCAAAGACAGAATCAACTACGAAACGATCTTGCTGTGCACCATTATTAACACTGAACTTCTCAGCATTAGTATCATTAACAGTAGTAATCCTAACAAATTCTCCAGTACACGTAGGTGTGTTAGCACCGTTCAATCTTAGATAATCATATTGACTAAACTGTCCACCAAACTCAGCGAGTGATACAATATCAGCACTGAAGTTGACGATAGCAGATCCAACAGTACCTGATATCGAAACAGCACCGCCACCAGGAGAAAGAGATAGATTAAATCTTGTCTTACTGTTACCAGTATCATTAACTGCGTTTACAACGAAGTAAGTATCTGTAGTAGTAAGTCCTACAATGCTACCAACATTACTGAACTTAACTGCATCACCTGTTCCCAATTCATTAATAGGAACTTCAAGTGTATCAGCATTCTCTACAAGATTAGATAGTGTAGGAGTTGTAGAAGTCTGTGGTACTCTACCAATTAGGTAAGTAGCATTATTAGATCTCTCAAGCTTGTATATAACTTGATTATCTGCATGTATTGCTACAGTTGTACAATCTACACCTCTATTAACTGGAACTATCCTTGTATTAGCATCAGGACCAGGTGAGACAACCTCAACTAATTCTTGTTCTATGATAAGGATATCACCAATCTCTATTCCCCTGACGTTACTAACTGGTAGTCTAGCGTATTCATTATCACCTGAGTTAGCTGTCCATTGAGTTGTACCAGTACCAGTATCAACTAAGGTGTTCTGTAATGTAATACCAGTACCTGTTCCAGGAGTACCACCAACCTGTACAGGTGATCCACCTTCAGATGTAGCAATCTGGAATGTACTACCAGTACTATTAATAACCCAGTATGGTGTGCCTACTGCAACACCACCACCAGAAAGTCCAGTAACATCAGTAAAGTTAACTACGTTACCATCTAAGAAATAGTTATCATTTACAGAGAGAACTCCATTAGCTGCAACGCTAGTGATAATCTGGAAACTATCAATATCAGCAACATACTTGTAGAAGTCAACATTAAGATTAGTTAATGATCCAGGATCATGAGCTATCTGTGCTGTACCAAGTTGTTGTCTAGCAACTGTAACAGTTCCACTGTTAGATCCACCATGCATGGTTACATCACCATACATGTCTGTATCACCATTAACTTTTAGAGAGTTTCTAACCTCTGTAGTACCAGCAACACCACCAATAGCAAACTGTGATGCTCTAGTTGCAAAGTTTACAATAGAACCAGCACCAGCTCTGGTGAATAGATTGATAGTCTGTGAATTAGACTGTAGATCACCACCATTAACATCTAAGTCACCGTCAAGTATGGTCTGAGCATTCTTAATTGTGAACGTAGAGTTAGCAGTGTTACTAAACGCACCACCAAATGTAAGTACTGATTTGTTTGTAGCACTATCAGCAACAGTACCAATCTCAACTGTTGAATCAATAGATGATGTATGTACCTTTAATGTTGTATCAGTAGAAGCAGTACCAATGTCTATTGTCTGAGCTGCTGCTACAGTATTACCAACTGTTAATGTGGTAACGTGGTCAGCAATGTTAACTGTAGTAGGTCCATCAGTTGCAGATGGTCCTTTAGATAGAAGGTTGAATGTTGTAGCATTAGATGTAATATCTCCACCAGCAACTTCCAAATCACCATCAATTACTGCATTAGCACCAGTACCAGCAAGATGTAATGTTCCCTTAACGTATAAGGTAGAATCCATCTCATCGTTAGTTGTATTGATACCAACTCTTGTCTCTAGAGTAGAAACTCTAAGTGTTGCTAAGTTACCTGTTGTGATTGAATCTCCACCAACTAATAATGCATCTGAAAGTCCAGTCTCAGTCTTAGTTGTAGTACCCTCATTAAGATAATCATTAATTGCCTTACCACTAATGAATGTATTACCAACAACATCCAAGTTTGCTCTTGGTTCTTGTTGATCGTAAACTGTTCCACCAGCAGTATATGTTAAGAACGCATGTGCGTGTGCAGCATGTGCTGTACGAGCAATAGTGTTAACACCTAGTTTGAATTTACCATACTCTTCAGTAAGTGTTCTGATTACTTGAGAACCAATTACACCTGTCTCTTTCCAACTCTCATCAGATCTTTCAACAGTAACACCTGATTGGTTAGACCAAGTAAATGTAGTTGTAGCAATAGCATTGTTAATAACAAATTCACAATATCCATCATTAGCACCAGATTGATCTGCCTTAGTAATAACCCACTTACCATTAATACGTGAATCAGAGAACCCTTGAATACGGATTGTCTTACCTATATTAATATTAATACCATTATCATTATTAGCAAATACACCACTCCAATGAAGTTGGACTGTGTTAGTACCATTAGCTAGAAGCTGAAGGATAGAAGCATTTGGTATTACTGAATAGTAGTTAGCATATATCCAACCAAGTGAACCACTCTTTTCAATTGATTTACCCTTATAAAGGATATCACCTGCTTGTGCATTAGCATCAACACTACTACCACTGTAATATCTTACAAACTGATCAGAATCGAAAGTTGATCCTTGATCTGGTGTTCTGTTGCTAGGCTCATTCTCACTGAATGAGAAGTTTGTACGTATACTGTACTCTTGACCTGGGAATAATGATGTACCTCGACCTTTTACGTGATAAACTGCCGTGGAAATTTTATTCCTACTAATGGTTATATCACCCTTATTTCTATCAGACCAATTACCCCTTGTTAATGTAAGATCTTCTCCAATAGCATCAGTTCTTGGATTAGAAAGTATAGTTAATGCAGGAGATTCAGTAGGTGGTTGTGTACTAATGATTACTCTGTTATTGAAGTAACCAACACCTTCAACAGTAATCTTATCTTTAAATGTAACAGGAGTATCAAATGATGTTACAAGTGTGGTTATAATATCTGTATCATCTTCAGATTCCTGAAGTTGAGCTTTCTCTAGGAATGTTTCTTCACCAGTGATAGCATCAATCTTCTTGTTACCAATGTATAGGTCACCATTACTGTTAAGACCAGTGTAGAATACAATACCACCATCCTCACGTTTTGCTTGTGAGTAGTAGTCTTGGAACTCAGAAAGTATAACTTCCTGTCTTGCTGGTAGACCAGATGAATAGTTACCTGGACCAAAACCAAGGTATTCAAACGTATGGTTACCAGATCTAGCAATAGATGGTCTCCTTAGTTCGATGTATACCTTCTGATCATGAACAGATTTAGTATCACCAGCAATAGGAATTTGTCTCTGCTCTGAACCAGCAGTAGCATTACCTGTAACAGCTTGGAGTGTATTACCAGCACCAGCATAGGTGTATCCACTAAAGTATCCTGACTGAGTTAAATCTTCAACTGCTTCCTTAGTCATTGACCTCTTATAGTCATTGACCCAGACAAGACCATGTGTATAGTTGTCTGCGAAACTGTTAGCAGCAGGTGGATCAGTAATTAATGCATTCTTAGTACCATTGTTGTCTATAACCTGATACCATAGAGGATCATTCTTATAGTCTAGTGGATAGAGTGAGGAGATAGGCTGAGAGAACTTAAAGTTCTGGAAGTTCTGTCCTACACCAGCACCACGAGGTAGAGGTGAAATGTTACCACGTACAGCAGTTAGATAATAGATACCATCTTGCTGACCAGCAACACGTTCCTGAATAGTATCACTATCAAAGATGTAGAATGTATCATCAATGTCTTTAACATCCTCAACAGAAACAATTTTATAGGTATTACCTACATCATCATTTAATGTGTCGCCAGGTGTAACTGTGAATACATTAGCATCACCAACAACATAAAGATTATTACCTTTACTATCTCTACCACCATTAACATCTGCCTTTTGTTCAGCATAAACAGCACCCTGTTCAAACTTTGTGGCAATTAATGGATTGTATGTTGGTCTAGCACTTACATCCTTAAGGATGATATAATGCTTAGTATCAGCACCTACAACTACGGAGAAGTATGCATGAATATATCCAAATCCACTGCTACCACCAGTCCACTCTACTATATTAGTAGGAGCAGATGTAGTCTTACTTGTAGCAAATGAACCTGCTTGTGGAGCATCAATCTCTACAGTATGGAATACTGTATTCTTTAAGTTTGGTGCGTTAGTATCATCAACTGTGTGGTCAAATACAGTAAGCTCTAGTTTCTTAGAACCTGTTGGACCTATCTGCCTAGCAGAACGAATACTGAATCGAATATAGTTATCAGTTTCAACAACACAAGGATGATTATCTGGATCATATATGTTCTTAGCAGTTAATGTACCAGCCTGTACTGCTGCATCAAAATCTGCCTTCTCCATACCAAGAGTTTCAGTTGAGTTAGCAGATTGTGGGTTACGGAAATCAGCAACATCAGGAGATCCACCAACTTTTTCAAGTACTATATTCTGTGGAATTAAGTTACGCTTAGTATCAGTACGGATCTTCATTACAAATCCGTTGTTTGGTTGCCTTACAGAACCAGGATACTCTTTTGGTTGTACATATCTCAAACGATAGATACGATCATTAGCAACACGATCATCCTTAAGACGAGTGTAGTAAGAGTCTGTTGTCTGTGTCTGACCTGAAGCAGGATCATAGTCATTCTCTTGGATCCTAGTAATTATATTAGCATCAACACTAGTCTCATCCTTAAGATTCAAATACCATAATCCATCAGGTATTGCTGGAATTCTAGATGCACTTGTATCAACAAACGTAGGATCAAATCTCATTGGTGATGTACGCTTATTAGCGAAGACATACCAAGATTGAGATGGATCATTAACTAAAACTATCTCTGGTGCACCAGCTATAGCATCCTGTGCAGTAGCAAAGATTTTAAATGTATTTTCAGTTACATACCTTACATAAAACTCTTGAGTAGGAGATACCAAAGCTCCACCACCACCAGACAATGTAGGTAATGAAGGAACAACACCACCATCAGATCCTTCTTTTCTGAAGAAGACCTTCTGTAACTCAGCAGCAGGGACACCATTTGTTGGCTTATCAAATATATGAGCAACCTCTGTCTTTAATATAGTACCACTTGATCCTTCAAAACCTACTTTATACTCATGTAGATCATATGTTGAATCTAATGTGTACTGTTCAATTAAGATTTCAATATCCTCTTCAAGAGATTCTGTCTCTGGTGAATAGATGTAGATACCAGCAGCTGCAGCTTCTGGTGACTCAGCAAGCATCAACTTAGTCTGATCACTACCATCAAATATACCACTGTATACAGCAGCATCATTGTAGTTAAATGGTTGTGTATTACGACCTGGAGCAATTACAAAGTAAGTTCTATTGGGTTGGAATCCAAGTGGTAGACGAACATCTCTCTCATCTGGAGTTGTACCAGACTTAGCACGAGCAACAAGTCTTACTGGTGTTCCAGTCTCAAACTTATGAGGGTTAGTACCACCTGCATCAACAGTGAATAGAGTACCACGTTGAGCAAACTGATCAGTAGATGTAGATGGATTTAACCTTTCAATAGAACTCTGTGATGGAGATGATTTAGTTGTAGCAGCAAACTGTCCAGCATTGTTAGAGTATGCAGTAACACCATCAGTAGTAGCACTAACAAAAGTATGTGCATAAGCACCACCAACCTGTACACCAAACTGTTTTCCACGTACAAATGTATGTGCGTAGTTACCACCAGTAGAAACAGAAGATCCAAGAGCAGATACAAATGTATGTGCTGTAGTGTTAGAAGAAGTACCAACATCTACTGTAATTGTAGTAGCTGTTGATGCTAGTATAGGTAATGATGTATCACTTGCAGGGTCAGTTGTACGTGGATAAGTATGGTTACTACCATGACTATCCTGTCCACAAGTAAAGGTTAATGAATTATCAGCAATCTTAACAGACTCACCAGCAAGTGTAATACCATCAGCAGTAGCACTTACAAATGTATGTGGATAGTCACCACCAGTCTCAACTGCGGCTCTTGTTATGCAATTTGCAGCAGCAGAAACAAATGTATGAGCAGTAGCATTAGTAGATGGAATACTAGTTAATACATTAATAGTAAATCCATTCTGTGTAACTGAATCAACCTTAACCCACTTACCACTAATAGGATCACTAGGTCTAGGATATACATGGTTAGTACCATTATTATCCTCCATACATGTGAAGGTTAGACTATTATCTGCAATCTTGATGAAGTCACCTGCAGCAAATCCATGATTAGCAAGAGTAAATGTTATTACACCTGTTTGTGGATCATATCCAGCAGCAGTTGGAGTGTAACCAGTATTAGGTACAAATGTATGCGTTGTAGTATTTGTAGATGGTATAGTGTTTAGAACATTAACCGTAATTGTTGTAGCACTTACAGCAGTAATGTTTATAGCAGTATCATGTGCTGGATCAGAAGATCTTGGATATGAATGTTCACTACCACCACCATCTTGAGCACATGTAAATGTTAAGGAGTTTGCAGCTAACTTAATAGATGTACCAACAGTCAAACTATGACTACCAATAGTCATCTCCATATCACCTGTTGTTGGATTGTAATCAACAGCAGTAGGAATGAAACCAACTAGAGGGGATGTACCAACATTAACATCAAATGTTGTGTCTGTTACACCAACAACATTCATCCACTTCTTACTATATGGATCTGTTGATCTAGGATATGATTTCTGTGCGGTATCACCATCCATACCACAGCTCATTATCAATGAGTTATCAGCAATTCTTACTCTATCTCCTAGAGAGAATCCATGATTAGCAACAGTAGTTGTTAGGATACCAGTTACAGGGTTGTATGAAGCATCAGTAGCTGTGTGAGTACTTGGTCCACTAAGAGTATGACTACCAATAGTAAGAGTCATCTCACCAGTGGTAGGAGTAAATGTAGCAGCAGTTGGTGTGAAAGTAACCTCTGGTGTTACACCAACAGCAACAGTTATCTTACCAGTCTGTTTCTTAACAGCACCAGCAGCAGCAGACACAAAGTTATGGATAGATGTATCTGGTGAAGGTGATACATTAATTAAGAATGTATCATTAGTAGCAGTAGTAACCTCCAACCATTCAGTTGAAGCTTCGTCAGTTGCTCTAGGATATGTGTGATTACTTGCGTTGTTGTCCTTAGCACATGTAAATGTTAATGAATCATTTACAAGCTTAACCATACTACCAACTCTAGTAACAGATCCGTTACCAGCAGAGACAAACTTATGCTCAGATGTATCAGAAGAAATTCCAATCTGAACATCAAATGTATTGCCTGTTATATTCTGTATAGGTAGTTTCTTACCTGCAGCAGGATCAGTTACTCTAGGATAACTATGGTTAGTAGCATGACTATCCTTAGCACATGTAAATGTGATAGAATTATTAGCAAGGATAACACTAGTACCAGCAGCAAACTGATGGTTAGCGACAGTAAGAGTTAATATACCTGTCGCTGGATTGAAAGCAGCATCAGTTGGTGTATGTGTACTACGTGCTTTAAATGGATGACCAGCAACAGTAAGTACAAGCTCACCGTTTACTGGATTATAAGCAGCATCAGTCGGTGTATGATCTGTCTCCTCTACAGCAGTAACTTCAACCTTAGTGTTGTATACTGGATCAGATGTTCTAGGATATGAGTGCTCAGTTGCATTACTATCTTGAGTACAAGTAAAGACTAAAGCATCTTTCTCTAACTGTAATGTATTTCCTGTGGATATATTATGAGCACCTAGGCTTAATACTAGATTACCAGTAGCAGGGTCATATGTAGCATCACTAACATTATGTCCTACAAGTGGTGTTGTACCAACATTGATAGTAACAGTATCAGCAGTTATATTAGTGATATCTCTGATAGCATTCTTATATGCTGGATCTCCTACACGTGGATAACTATGGTTGGATCCATGATTATCCATACCACAACTGAATGTTAATCCATCCTGATTAATACCAATTTTATTCTGAGCAGATAAACCATGACCACCCATAGTCAAAGTCAAATCACCAGTAGCACCATCATATACTGCATCAGTAGGTGTAAATGTTCCTAATGCCTGAGATGAAATTCCAGCAGTATCAATACCATACTCTATTATTTGGAATAGGGTAGACATTGCTGAAATAACATCAGCACAATATACTGCATTAACAGGACTAGGATCAGTTGTAATGGTTAGATCTTTTGTCTGAGTGTATGATGTAACTACACCTGCTCTAGGACTATAAGTTACATTCTGTATAATTGCAGAAGCAATCTCTTTTGCTTTTCTGAAAGTATAGATTGATTGCTCTTCTTCTCCAGCAAGATCAGCACCTATAACATATAGATTAGCAGCATCCCAGACCTTGTTGTTTGATCCAAACTTAACATTATATGCAACTGCTTCAATAACATCTACAACGTCATCATAGCAGTTAATATTACCACCTGGAACTGTATGTTGAGGATATTCGATAGTCATATCCTTAACTGCTACATCAGCAATGTATTCCTTGTTAGCAAGTAACAAGTCATGTGCATCAGCAAAACGATCACCAACTGGGTTAATACCTTGGTTAATGATTGTCTTGATGTTATTCATCAAGGTTGCTATAGCTTGTGCAGTATCATTACACTGAGGGTATACTGTATCCTGAGTAAGATTTGTATCTACATCACCTTCTATGGATGAGTATACACCTTTACGAACACCATTCTGATCTTCTAATGAGAACCATAGGTTAGCAGATGAATTAGATCCAGTAGCATTTCTAGCAGCACCTGTGAAAGGTGTGCTTCTTTCTCCAGCAACAACACTACCAAGCTCAATAGTTGTTGGGTTAACAATACTCTTGATGTAAGTATCAGTAGGAATATTTGCTGTTGTTAAAGTATTAGGATCAGCAGTTGTATTATTAGCATTAACTCCTGTATATTCCTGAACCTTCATACCAATAACAAGTCCAACAGTTGATGGAACTGTTACTAAGGAAGAGTTATTAGAAATAGAACATCCTGTCTGTAAGTATGTCCAGTTACGAATAGATGCAATAGCAAGATCACGAGCATATTCAAAACCTTCGATAGTCTCAAACTTCTCGTTATCAATGTAGTTTAATTCACCAGCACTAAAGTATGACTCAGCAGCCTGAATAGTGTTGATGTTACCACCAAGACGTAAGTCTGAGATAACAGCATCGAGAACCAATCCAACGTCTCTCTGACACTTGCTGATAATAATATTCTTACTGAGAAGAGCTGGATACTTCTTAGTGATAAATCCATAAGTCTCTTCTTGAATAAGTTCTTTGTTATCTTCTATTCTATTAGCAGCGTCTTGTGACTTGTTATCTACAACTACTGTAGTAGGATTAAGAATCTGTAATGATGATGGATAGAAATTATAACCAGAAGGTGATAATGTAGCATTGAATATTGCATCATCTACAGGAGATTTACCAGAACTACTACCATATTGATCTAACTCAACATATATCTTCTCATTACTCTTAGCACCTATTCTATATCCATTAAGAGTAGCAGCAGGACGTTTCTTAGGATCTGTAACATTATCAGTACCACCAAAGTAAAGTCTTGTATTAGTATCACGTGATGCTTGAACATCCCATGTATAGTAATCAATTCTATCTGAATTAGCAGTCGAATCAATTAATTTTTCTGGTGGAATAATTGCATCAATATAACCACCCTTATCCTGTGCGAAGGAATACCCCTTATGACCCTTAGCATGTAGTGATGTATTACCGAAGTTACTGTTAGAGTTGGTGATACTCATATCACCACCACTTTCCATTAGGAAGTGATCAGCGAAACCAACAGCGAAGATACTAACACACTGAATGAATGCGTCATTGATTGCCTTTATGTGGGCGTTTCTCCAGTCATCCTTCCAGTATGCATCACCCTTAGTATGGTAAGGTACTGTTGCAAATGCATCGGAAAGAGAAGCTTGGTTCCAAGTGTTTGTATATTTGTCGTAACGGATGAATGCTCTATCGTCTTTCTGTAGAGATACACCAGTATACTGAGCACAGACCATAGACTTGAAGCCTGTGACCTTACTACCATCTGCTAATAGACCACAGATACCCCATGTAGACCTGATAGACAGGTTGAACATGTATGGAGAAGCAGATTCTACTGAGTCAACCTCTGCCTGTACATAAGCACCTGTAGAGAGACCATTAGCAGTAGAATATGTCTGGTTGTTTTGTAGATCTAAAGATGCTACAGTACCAGGCATGGTAAAGCTAAATCTTCTTCTATTAAGTGGATCTATACTAGAAACATTAAATGTTCCATTCAATGCTTCATTTAGACCATTATTCTGTACAGCAAAGAACTGGTTCTTAATATAACCATGAGCAATCTTTGTTGTTACATTAACAGTAACCTCACCTTGTGGAGTTGAGTCAACTACCTGTAATGATTCAATAGATCTCAAGTCAGATAAAGGACCAACAATCCTAGTCTCACTTACATTACCACTAAACTCATTCTGATCATCAATAGTAGGTTGATACTGTGCAAAGGATTGAGCAACCTTACTATAGTAAAGTTCTAGTTCAGGTTTCTCAGCATACTGGAATACAGTAATCTTGTGGTGTGAGTACTCAGGTATAGCAAGGTTAGCATTATCGTTCTTACGATAGTAAACCTTACCAACACCAGCAGTAGTATCATATAAAGGAGACTTAGTAGTAACGTCACCATCCTTGATGGTAAACTGCCAGATGTAAGCACCACCAGTTACATTAAAGATAGAAGTTCTGCCTTGTTCTTTATCAGCTGGATCAGGAACATATAAAGGACGTATTATAGTTCTACGAAGATCATAACCAATTAAAGAACAGCCACGAGGAACTATACAACCACCATCAGTTCCATTAAACTTATAAAGGACGTTATCAGGATTAGACAAATCCACAACCGAAGAATCTGTCCAAGCATTAGTAAACTGATCAAATCCAAAAACAGGAGTTCCAGATGTTGAATTTAATCCAGGTCTATTATCAATAAAGTGATCACCAGGCATAAGCATGATGGTGAACTCATCAAATCGATCATTATCGATTCCAGGTGCATAAGAATATCTTGCTACCTCTATAAATGCCCTTTGAATTGTTACAAATGGGCGGTTTGGTGAGTTACCTCTATTGTCTAGTTCATCAGAAGCATTGAAATCATCTGGTGAGACATACAAATATCTACCAGTTTTACTGGAGATTAAGTTATCTAATCTTGTTAATGGCATAGTCCTTGGATTACCAATTGGTTGTTATAGCTGTCCTTGGGTTATTTATCAGAGTTATCCTCTATCATTTCAGCATGAAGACGTTCTAGAGCTTTAGTTGCTTCAGGAGTTTCTTCCCACTCCCATGTCTCTTCACGTCCTTTCTTGTCAGTTTTAGTGAATTGCTTTTTCATAGTATTATTGCACCCAATCTATTTAGATGGTGTAAAGTAGTTAAAGTTTATCACACACTTGAATCTTGAGTCAAGTTGACTAACACCTCTGTGTTTTAATGATGATGGAAAACTAATATATCTGTTAGCACGACATTCTACTTTAGAACCATCTTCAAATTCAGTATACCCATCACAAGTATTCATATAAAATATACCTGTGGTCATACTATCACATTCATTATCAGTGTGAAACTGACTATAATAACGATCAACCCCACTTACTTCATTAGTAACAGTTCCCTCCTCACCATGCCACACATTAAGTCCCACCTTTAAAGGTTCAAGATTAGCTTTAATTCTAAAAATACCGATAAGATCTAATCTCGACAATATTGGTTGCATTAAAGGAAATTCTGGAGAACTTGTCCATATACGCTTCCCACTATTCATCTCATAAAAAACATGAGTGAACTGATAATTGTTAAAATCATCTTCTTCTACCTCTTTTACCTTCTGCTCATTATAATACCAAGGTATACCACCAAAGAAGACTTGCTCTCTAAGCTGACCAAACTCTACCTTAGTTAAATAATCATCGTGTAAATTTATCATTGGTGTAAATATGCAGATATAATGTACTTTTTACCTTTATTGGGAGTTACTCCTCTATGGATACAATTCCATGTCGATGGAAACATAACCAATTTACCAGTAGAAGGTATAACCTTCTTACCACTAATGAACTCAGTCTCCCCACCATCAACATCATTCAAATAGAATAACATAGCGATCATTCTAGGAGACTCTCTATCTATCACAAAATCATCATGCCAGTGAAAATACCCACCTGGTTCATATGACTTTACATTATAACCATGATCATCAAACTTTGCATTATGAAATGGATTAGGAGATGGATCAAGCTTATTGAAAATTTCAAAGCAATGATCTATGTAGTTCTGTATATTCTCACTAACACTCTTAGAAACTACCTCATCCAAATCTTTCCAATCTTCCAAATTTGTTATATACAGATCTATAGAAGTCTTTAAACTGTTTTTAACTATTCTACTACTATTATCAGAATTACCTATAAGACCAGGAGCTTTACGATCATCACCTTCAAATTTTTCTATTATCTGTTTACATACTTCCTTACTCAAGGCATCTTCATTAACATAAATGAAATCATCCATTATACTTCTTCTTCTTAGGTTTATCACCCTCAGTCTTCTTTTTTTTCTTTTTCTTTTTGGTTCCGTTACCGTTACCAAGAAAGCGATATCGAGGCATTTTTTCCCCAGAGAAATTTTTCGGAAACTATTGATGGGCAGAGTTGGATTTGAACCAACGTAGGCTTAGCCAACGGATTTACAGTCCGTCTCCTTTAACCACTCGGACATCTACCCTAGAGGGGCATTTCACCCCCATGAGTTACTTGGGTAACAAGGCTAACTTAACCCCGATCACTTAAACAGTCGCTAATTCAGCGATGCGAGTGAATGCTACGATGTTATTCGCAGCAGGTGTATCTGTTTTTGCAGATGTTGTGTGCTTATCCAAGCAGGTTTCAGTCCCGATCCTTATACCCTGTCGAAGCCTGGGCAGCCCCATGATGGAGCTGAGGGGAATCGAACCCCTGTCCAGAATGTAGGTGTCGTCACCTATCCTCAGAAGAGGATGCCATCAGAGGGATTTGAACCCCCGACCTTG